GGCGCTGGCCGCCCGGCTGGTCGCCGCAACAAAGTGACTGCCGACATCAAGGAGATTGCTCAGTCCTTTGGTGAAGAGGCCATCAAGTCTCTGGTAGAGATCGTTCGTGACGGCGAGGCGCCCCATGCGGCGCGTGTGTCGGCGGTCAAGGAGTTGCTGGATCGCGGCTATGGCAAGGCCAAGCAGGCGCTCGAGCATTCGGGCGGCATGACATACAACGTAGTGACGGGTGTTCCTCATGGCTCAGACGCAGACGATTGATCTGGGCTACCGACCAAGGCAGTGGCAGAAGCAGGTTCACAGCAAGCGCAAGCGGTTCACGGTGTGTGCGCTACATCGCCGGGCTGGCAAGACTGAGTTGGCGACGATGGAGCTGGTCGACAAGGCCATGCAGTTCCAGTTGGACCTTGGGTTGTTTGCCTACGTGGCGCCATACCTGAAGCAGGCCAAGGCAATCGCCTGGCTGCGACTGAAGCACTACTGCCTGAAGATCCCTGGCGTCGAGGTCAACGAGTCTGAGCTGTGGATCAGGTTTCCGCACAACGGCGCGACGATTCGCCTGTTCGGTGGCGACAACGCTGACGCAATGCGCGGTCTGCGCCTTGATGGCTGCGTGATCGATGAGGTTGCTCAGATCAAGCCGGAGCTGTGGGAGGAGGTGGTTCAGCCAGCTTTGTCAGACCGCAAGGGCTGGGCGCTGTTCATCGGTACGCCGCACGGCCTGAACCTGTTCTCCAAACTGTTCTTCGACGGCCAGTCCAAGGCTGATTGGCTAAGTGTTCGCTACACGGTGTACGACACCAGGGCGATTGAGGGGGGTGAGGTCACGCGCCTGCGGGCAGACATGAGCGAGAACGCATTCGCCCGCGAGTACCTGTGCGACTTCTCGGCGGCCGGTGATGACCAGCTGCTCAGTCTGTCCGAGGTCGAGGATTCAAGTCGCCGCACGCTGCGCGAGGATCAGTACAGCTTCGCTCCCGTCGTCCTGGGCGTTGACGTTGCCCGCTATGGCGATGACTCGTGCGTGATCATGCGGCGCCAGGGTCTCGGCTCGTTCCCTCCTCTGGTGTGGCAGGGCATCGACAATATGACCTTTGCCGGCCATGTGGCGCAGCAGATCACGCAGCACAAGCCCGATGCCGTGTTCATTGACGCGGGGCATGGGCAGGGCGTTATCGACCGGCTGCGGCAGCTTGGCTTCCATGTCATCGAAGTTCACTTCGGCGGGGCTGCTGGCCACCCGCGGTTCAAGAACAAGCGCGCCGAGATGTGGTACTCGATGGCCGACTGGATCAGGCAAGGCGGCGTTATCCCGGCTGACTCCAGGCTCAAGCAAGACCTTGCGACTCCGACCTACAGCTATGACAAGGCCGGCAAGATCCAGCTCGAGGCCAAGGATGACATCAAGGCTCGCGGCCTGCCGTCTCCCGACATCGCCGACGCCCTGGCCCTTACCTTCACCTTCCCCGTCCAGAAATCCCAACACACGCACGAGCAGGGCACAGCGCTGCTCAGCGACTACGACCCGTTTGCGAGGTAGATCATGTGTGGAAAGTCGATAAGCAAAATCGTCAAGGTTGCAACGCTTGGCCTCGTTGATACCGGATCGTTCGAAGCGCCGAAAGCGCCGAATGCTCCGGCAGGCCCGGCAGATGCACCAACTGCGGTAGACCCAGGCGTCTCACAGGCGCGCGAAGACGAGCGCCGCCGTCGCGCTGCTGCTGCGGGCGCTGGAAGCACAATCCTTACCGGCGCCAACGGGCTGAACACCGCGGCGCAGACCGGGCAGAAAACGCTCTTGGGGGCTTGATATGGCTGATTCGTTGCGTCAACGCCTGGATCGCCGCATGGCTCAGCTCAAGACCGAGCGCGACCGCGGATGGCTCCCGTTGTGGCGCGACATCAGCGACTACATCGCGCCTGATATGGGCCGCTGGAACCTGGCCGACGCCAACGAGGGCAAGCGCCGGGACCAGAAGATCATCAATAGCACGGCACGCGCGGCGCTGAAGATTCTTGCCTCTGGCATGTTCTCGGGCATGACCAGTCCGTCGCGCCCCTGGTTCAAGCTGGCCACGCCAGACGCCGCGCTGATGGAGTTCGGCCCGGTCAAGTCGTGGCTGCATCAGGCAGAACGCGTCATGCAGGACGTGTTTGCCCGCTCCAACCTCTACAACGTGCTGCCAACGCTCTACGGTGAGTTGGGCGGCTTCGGCATCGGCGCCATTGCCTGCATGCCTGATGACGACGAGTTCGTGCGGTTCTACAACTTCACGGCCGGCAGCTACATGGCGGCCACCAGCTCACGGCAGCAGGTCGATTCGCTTTACCGCGAGTTCCGCATGACGGCGCGCCAGATAGAGCAGCAGTTCGGGCGAGAGGCGTTGAGCCAGGCCGCGCAGAGCCTGCTTGCGAGCAACCCTGACGCCTGGGTCGATGTCTGCCATGCGGTCGAGCCGAACGACAAGCGCGACACTGCCCGGCCTGACAACCGCAACATGCCGTTCCGCTCGGTGTATTGGGAGAAGGGCGGCGACGCCGACAAGGTGCTGCGCGAGTCCGGCTTCCAGTCATCGCCGATCATGGTGCCGCGCTGGGATGTCAACGGCGAGAACGTCTACGGGCACGGTCCCGGCTCCGTGGCGCTGGGCGACACCAAGGCCCTCCAGCTGATGGAGAAGCGCAAGGCGCAGATGCTGGAAAAGCTGGTGAACCCGCCAATGGGGGCGCCGGCTGCGCTGCGAGGCCAGCGGGCGTCGATTCTGCCGGGCGATATCACATACCTGGATGCGACCAATGCGGGCCAGCAGTTCGCGCCCCTGCATGAGATCAACCCTGCGGCCTACACCGCGCTGCGCGGCGAGATCGCGGCGCACGAGGAGCGCATCAACTCAGCCTTCTTCGTCGACCTGTTCCTGATGATCAGCAGCATGGATGACGTGCGCACGGCCACCGAGATCGCGGCGCGCAAGGAAGAGAAGATGCTGATGCTCGGCCCGGTGCTCGAGCGCATGAACGACGAACTGCTCGACCCGCTGATCGATCGGGTGTTCAACCTGATGCTCGAACAGTCGGCGCCTCGCTGGTCTGGCCTGCTGCCTGGAAAGCCCATGCTGCCGCCGCCACCAGATGAGCTGGCCGGCATGGGCCTGAACGTCGAGTACGTGTCGATCCTGGCTCAAGCGCAGAAGGCGCTGGGCGTGACGGGCATCGAGCGCGTCGTAGGGTTCGCCGGCAACCTGGCAGGCATCTATCCCGACATCATTGATAAGGTCGACTTCGACCAGGGGCTGGACGAATACGCCGCGATGCTGGGCGCTCCGCCAACGATGATCCGTAGCGACGATGCGGTCGCCGAGATCCGCAAGCAGCGGGCACAGGCGCAGCAGGCCGAGGCCATGAACCAGCAGATGATGGCCGGCATTCAGGGCGCCAAGCTGCTCTCCGAGACCGATGTCACCACCGATAACGCACTGACCGCACTGGTAAGCCAATGACCAACGCAAGCGACGAGCGCTCCCTGAAGAAGGCCGAGCGCGAGGAGCGGCTGTCCCGCGAAACCCAAGAGGCCGACTTCAAGTGGCTGATGGGCGACCCGCGAGGGCGCCGCATCGTCTGGCGCCTCATGGCCAGGTGCAAGGTGTTCGAGCCCGTCTTCAACACGCATGGCGGGGTAATGAACTTCAACGAAGGCCGGAGAGATACCGGCCTTTTTCTTTTGGGCGAAATCGATCGGCTTTGTCCTGCTCAGTTCGCAGTGATGGCCGCAGAGAACGCCCGACAATCCGAGGAAACGGAACCCAATGACTGACTCGACTCAAGCAAGCGCCCCGGAAGCCACCAACAGCGCCGCGACAGACGTTCAGTCCGGAGCCCCTGTCGAGACCCAAGAGCAGCAGCCGGCAACCCCGGAAGCGGCGCTTACGGACAAGGCAGATGGCGACGGCCAGCCCCAAGGGGCGCCTGAGGAATACGCCGACTTCAAGCTCGCCGATGGTGCTGAGCTCGACGCGGACGTGCTGACCAGCTTCAAGGGCATCGCCAAGGAGCTGGGTATCTCGCAAGAGGCAGCGCAGAAGCTGATCGATCTCCAGGGCCAGCTGGACGCCAAGCGTATTCAGGCGCTCGAGGCGGCGCAGGCCGAGCAGACGCAGCGATGGGCCGATGCCGTGAAAGCGGACAAGGAGATCGGCGGCGACAACTACGGCAAGACCGTGGAAACCGCCGTCAAGGCCATCGAGCAATTCGGAAGCCCCGAGCTGCGCACCCTACTGAACGAAACCGGCATAGGTAACCACCCCGAACTGGTGAAGTTCTGTCATCGCATTGGCAAAGCACTGTCCGAAGACAGCCTCGTGATGGGTGGCGACAAGAAGCCCGACACCCGCACTGCTGACGTGCTCTTCGGCGACATCAAACTGAGTTGAGGACCTGACACATGGCAACCCTGAACACCACCAACCCCACGCTGGCGGACCTCGCCAAGCGCAAAGACCCGGACGGCAAAATCGCCAAGATCATCGAGCTGCTGAACGGCACCAACGAGATCCTGGACGACATGCCTTGGATGGAAGCCAACGACGGCACCGGTCACAAGACCACCATCCGCTCCGGCCTGCCGCAAGGCACCTGGCGCAAGCTGAACTACGGCGTGCAGCCCGAGAAGTCGACCACTGTGCAGGTGCGCGACGGCACCGGCATGCTGGAAAGCTACGCCGAGGTTGACCGCAAGCTGGTCGAGCTGGCCAAGGACAAGTCCGGTTTCATGCTCTCCGAGCACAAGGCCTTCCTCGAAGGCATGAACCAGAACATGGCCACCCAGCTGATCTACGGCGACGCCTCGCTGAACCCGGAGCGCATCACCGGCCTCGCGCCGCGCTTCAACAGCAAGAGCGCAGAGAACGGCCAGAACATCATCGATGCGGGCGGCACTGGTTCCAACAACACCTCGATCTGGCTGTGCTGCTGGGACGAGACCACCATCCACGGCATCTATCCGGAAGGCACCGTTGGCGGCCTGAAGGTCGGCCCGAACAAGGAAGAAACCCTGATCGACGCCGCTGGTGGCCGCTACGAGGGCTTCCGCACTCACTACGAGTGGAACGCCGGCCTCACCCTGCGCGACTGGCGCTACGTGGTGCGCATCGCCAACGTCGATGTCACTGCGCTGACCAAGAACGCATCGGCCGGTGCTGACCTGATCGACCTGATGGTCCAGGCCATCGAGCTGCTGCCGAACGCCCGCGTCGGCCGCCCAGTGTTCTACGGCAACCGTACCGTGCGCAGCTTCCTGCGTCGGCAGATCGCCAACAAGTCCAACGTCTGGCTGAACATGGAAGAGGTCGCAGGCCGCAAGGTTATGACCTTCGACGGTGTTCCGTTCAAGCGCGTTGACGCCATCCTCAACACCGAGGCTCGCGTGGTTTAAGCCGCGCAGCCTCTGACATAGGAGAGTTTCACATGGCGATCATCGATCGTTTCCTCCAGGTCTCTGCCGCTCAGGCCGTGACCGCTTCCGCCGCATCGACCGACGTGATCGACGCAGGCGCAACCAAGAACGCCAGCATCGGCCGCGACATCGGTGCTGGCACTCCGCTGGTGATGGAGTTCGACGTGCTGACCACGGCCACCGCCGCAGGCGCAGCCACCGTCACCTTCTCGGTGCAGGACTCGGCCGACAACAGCACCTTCGCTGATGTCGTGGCGACCAAGGCCGTACCGCTGGCCGAGCTGACCGCTGGCAAGCAGTTCTTCCTGCCGCTGCCTCCGGGCATGCGTCGCTACGTGCGCGCCTACTTCACCGTAGGCACCGGCCCGCTGACTGCTGGCTCGTTCAACGCACAGATCGTCGACGGTGCCAACTTCCAGCGCGCCTACCCGGACCTGCTGTAAGGAGGTAGCCCATGCGCGTTAAAGCCACGGCGCCCGGCTTTTACGGAAGCCTGCGCGAAGTCGACGATGAGTTCGACATCAAGGGCAAGGAAGACCTGGGCAACTGGATGGCAGAAATCGCCAAGCCAGAAGCCAAGGCAAAGCCTGGCCCCAAGCCGGCCGCCAAGCCTGAAGAGTCGGGCAGCCTGTCCGACGCGTAACACCAAGGGGCCTTCGGGCCCCGATTCATTCCCGGAGATCGCATGGCCAGTGCCGTTCAAATCTGCAACATGGCGCTAACGCGCATCGGGCAGAACCAGTTCATCGACTCGATCGACGAGCAGAGCAAGGCGGCTGAGCTGTGCGCGCTTCACTACGAGCAGTGCCGCGACGAGGTGCTGCAAGCGTTCCCCTGGCCGTTTGCCGAGGCGCGCGTTGCGTTGGCCGACATCGGGTCGCCTCCGCAGAACTGGGCATTTCGCTACCGCTATCCGGTTGACTGCCTGGAGGCTCGCCACATCAGCGTGCCCGGCGTCACGATGCCCACTTCCGCGCAGCGCATTCCGTACAAGGTCGTTCACGCGACCGGTGGCCGGGCCATCCTGACCAATCAGGAGCAGGCCGAGCTGGTTTACACGGTGCGCGTCGAGGACACCACCTATTTCCCGCAGGCGTTCGTCAATGCGCTGGCCTGGCGCCTCGCTGCCGAGCTGGCGATGGGGCTGCAAGCGCGCCCCGAGAACTACGCCTCCGCGATCCAGAACTACCAGTACACCATCGGCCAGGCCCAGGCGCTCGCCTTCGAAGAGAGCGAAGAGGGCCCGGTCCCTGACTCCGAGTTCATACAGGCGCGCAACTGATGGGCAACAGCATCATTCAGCCGTCGTTCGCTGCGGGCGAACTGGCGCCGTCGCTCTATGCGCGCGTTGACCTGGCCCGCTATCAGACCGGTCTGCGCCTATGCTCGAACTTCTTCGTCATGCCCTACGGCGGCGTGAAGAACCGCCCCGGCACGCGCTTCATCTACGAGACCAAGGACAGCGGCGCGGCACGGCTGATCCCGTTCCAGTTCAACGATGAGCAGACCTACGTCCTCGAGTTCGGCAACCTGTACATGCGCGTCTACAAGGACGGCGGCATTGTCGAGTCGAGCCCTGGCGTGCCGTATGAGGTCGTTACGCCCTACACGACCGCCCAGCTGTTCGAGCTGAACTACACGCAGTCGGCCGACGTGATGACCATCGTGCATCCGTCGCACGAGCCGCGTGAGCTGTCGCGCCTCGATCACGACAACTGGACGCTGGCCGCGATCAGCTTCGTGCCTAGCATCGCAGCGCCCACCGGCCTTGCCGCATCCCCGCGTTCTGGTGGCTCGGGCGATAAAACCACATTCCTCTATGTCGTCACCGCCGTGTCGGACAGCGAGGTGCCGGAAGAGAGCCTGCCGTCGGCCTCGGCCAGCGTTGCCAGCTACGACAACAAGCCCGGTGCCACCTTGAGCTGGGCCGCCGTAACCGGGGCGGACTATTACAACGTCTACAAGGACAACAACGGCTCTGGCATTTACGGCTTCATCGGGCGCGCCGACAGCGTTTCCTTTACGGACAACAACATTTCGCCGACCAAGACCGATACGCCGCCAACAGGCAACAACCCGTTCGTGGGCGCCGGCAACTATCCGGGCGCGGTTGGCTACTACCAGCAGCGACTGTGCTTCGCTGGCAGCGACCTGAAGCCTCAGACCATTTGGATGAGCAAGACGGGCAACTTCAAAAACTTCGGTTACGCGACGCCGCTCAAGGATGACGACTCGATCACCCTGACCATCGCGGCGCGCCAGGTTCATCGCTTCCGTCATCTGCTTCCGCTGCGCCAATTGCTCGGCCTCACGACCGGGGGCGAGTGGGTCATCGCAGGTGACGACGCCGGGATCACGCCGAAGAACGTCAAGGCCGACATCCAGAGCTACAACGGCATCTCCAAGATCCCGCCGATTGTCATCAATGACAGCGCGATCTACGTCCAGCAGCGCGGCAATGCGGTCTCGTCGCTGGCCTATACGTTCGAGAGCGACGGTTTCTCTGGCGACGACCTGACGAAGTTCTCGCCGCATTTCTTCCGCGGCCACACGCTGACCGACTGGGCCTATCAGCAGGTGCCGGATCGCCTGGTATGGGCGGTGCGTGATGACGGCGTCCTGCTGGGCATGACCTTCCTGCCGGAAGAACAACTGCTGGCATGGCATCAGCACCATACGGACGGCGCGGTCGAATCGGTGTGTTGCATTGCCGAAGGCGGCGAGGATGCGCTCTATCTGATCGTCAATCGCACGATCAACGGAGTGGCCCGGCGCTACATCGAGCGCCTGGAAGCCAGGCAGTTGCTCGACATCGAAGACGCCTTCTTCGTCGATTGTGGCCTGACCTACGACGGTCGCAACCATGCGCCCAGCGAGACGCTGACGCTTAGCGGCGGAACCGACTGGAAGTACCCGCAGGAGGTCACCGTTACCGCGGGCGG